GGCGACTGCGAATGCAGCACGCTTGGCGAACGTGATCCCGAGGGCCTTCAGCTCTTCCTTCTTCTCGTCGGTGAGCTCGATCTTGGCGGAGGTTTCCTTGGCGGACATAATGATTCCTTTCATAGGGGTCTCATTATAGCCCATGTTTTTTTCGCGAGGTCAGTCGTTCAATGCCAGTCTGATGAACCGCATCTTCTCATCTTCGGATAGATAACCCCAGAAGTCAAGGAAGTCCTCCGGCCCTACACTACGATCGGCTGTATGAGACTCGCACACATAATAGCCATAGACTGTATCGAGGTAACTACCTCTTACGGCCTCGTAAATGTCTCTTTTTGTCGCTCGATCTACATCGTCTACGATCTCTGCTAGATTCGGCATTCCATCCTCTCGTTTTTCCGCGACCCCTCACGAAATATCAGCAGTGAAATCGACGACTCGTATGGCCGCGACAGAACTTACCAGGCGTCCAACAGAACTTCAGCGGACGACTTGAACGTATCTTGTGTGCACGAAGCAAATATCGAGTCATTCTGGAACCCTTTCTCGAAAATACCCGCCCGGGATTTTTTGCAAAATGAAAACCTAAACCCTTTGTAGGGTATAGGCTTTGATTCTACTCGTTGTCAGCGCTCTTGGTCTTCTTGACAGCGATCTCGCCGAGGATGTCGAGCACCTTTACTCCGACGACGAGGGCACCGACGGTAATAGCAGCACGCACCGTAACATCCTTGAATACGTCTTTAATGACGTCTCCAGTGACATTACTGATGTGGTTTCCTATTACCTCTTCGGTGGTCTCCTCTTCGTCTTTCGAGGGCTTGACCATCTTCACGCGGAGTTCACGGTTCTTGAGGAACATGGCGAATCCTTTTCGTAGGGGTCTCATTATAGCCCTTGTAAAACCCGCGAAAAGGAAAACCTAAACCCTTTGTAGGGTCTAGGCTTGGGACTTAGGCGAGCAGAGTTACGTGGTAGGTGTATACCGAGCGGAAGTTCTTCTTCTCCTTCAGCACGTCGATCGTGTAAACGGTATTGGGGACGGGAGGCAACACGTCGAGCTTCCTCGCATTCCGGATGTGCTTCTGAGCGATCCGGAGGTTGATTCGGCGGTCTTCGGTGAATACGTGCCATCCCTTACCGATTGAACGGATAACGTTGAAGGAGATTACGGAAACGGGCTTGGTGGCCATGAGCGTAATCCTTTCGTAGGGGTCTCATTATAGCCCGTGTATTTCGTGCGAAAAAGAAAAACAAAACACAGAGGACGTGCGAGAATATGGTTTCTCAACACGCCCTCCATGTTTGGTTTTCCTGTTTGGGGTTAGGCTATTACTTGCCCAGCCTTGTCACGAGGCCGAAAGCTTTCGACGTCACGATGTTACCCAGTCGTTCATAGTTCAGAACCAGCAGGATACCGGCGAGGTTGCCAGCGATCTCGGCCATCTTTTCGGGGCTCACACGCTTGGGGGCGGTCTGCTCCTTGAACTTGTAGAGCTTGGAAAGCTGGTCGACAGTCTTGGCGTACTCTTCGGTGTACGGGCTGATCCCTTCCATGGACGACAGCGCGTCTTCGATGACGATGTCGAGCTTGGTCGGCTCTTCCGTGGTCTTCAGCTGTACAGGGAACATAGCGTTCTCCTCGCATCAGGGGTCTCACTATAGCCCATGTTTTGCTTGCGACCCCAGGAAAACTCTATTCTCCGGCAACCCTGAACGTCGCCTCAGGCAACTTGACAAGATCGTCCGGATCCCCGTTCACCACAAGGGAGAACGTCTTCTTGTCGCCGGTCTCTTCGACCTTGATCTCCCCCACATACTTCGCGTCGCTCTTGTTGTACGACTTGGAGGAGAGACCGAGAATCACGCCGAGGAACGTATTCAGCGCAGCGATCGAACCGACTACCTCCTCAGCCTTGGGGAGATGCCAGATCTGAGCAAGCGCGAAATATAGCGCCCCCAGAGCAGGCAGACCGACCGTGGCCCACGTCTTCATGAAGTTGTAGGTTCGATCACCCAGCATCGGCTTGTTCTGGGCGTGAGACGACTCGGACATTACTTATGACCCCTTCGTTTTCGCGATTACGGAATACCCCGGGATGCATGTTGTGCGGTCGAAAGGGCAAGCTTGCCACATCTCTCATAACGCGTTCGGCCACACCGTTACCCCCGAGTGCCTTATACGGCTTGTAGAAGAACTTCTCCAGTTCTTCGTATTCGTCCTTCGTGACGGATCCGCGCTCGATGTACTCAAGTCCCATCGCTGTGATGCGATCATAGGCCATCCCCATCAGCAGACGTGTCGTCGCATTCTTCTTGCTGTCTCTGTTCTGCAAGTACGCCCAGAGACCGCCGGATCCTATGATGGACCCAAGTATGATAACGATAGCCCTGATCCAAACATCCACGGAGTATCCTCCCCTAGTCTATTGTTGGTTTCCAGATCCCCAGATTACGCCCCCATGGTTGAGCGATTTTCCACACGCCGCCGACTTTTACGTAAGGAACAGCCAGCTTCCATGTGGTATCGACCTTTATATAACACCCTGCCGCGGTCTTTATCGAAGCATAAGGCGACCACGCCGAAAGCCCGATAGAGTTTCTTGCTCTAACGCGAATATAGTATTTGGTGTTGGGCTGAAGCCCTGTTACAAACCGAGGGGAACTCGGCACCGACAGTGTTGAGGTGGGGTTACTGGTGATAGTGCCCCACCCGATGACGTACCCTGTGATTGGGGAGCCACCCGGCCCGTTCGGCAACCACGAGACATCCACGCTAGTCATTCTTACGCTAGACAGTAGAGGCTTCGTAGGTGCTTCAGGAACCTTGAGTGATGTGGTTGAGTACGAAGACCACGGTCCCCAATTTATTGCGTTGTGGGCACGAGCGTAGAAGAAATATGTCGAGCCTCGGTTCAGACCGGAAACTCTGACAGTATCGCCGACGTTATCGATTTCGGTGATGATCTTCGGGCTGTTTACCGTCTCGGCCCAGGCAAGTTGCCTTCTATTGATTGGCTTCCCGCCAGTTTCACCATCCTTTACGTAAGTCATGTCGACACTACCTTTAGTGTCGCTGATGGTCATGATGTTCGAGAGTCTCGGTTTGCTAGGTCTCCCTGGAGCTGTCGCCACAAGACCCCCTAGTCGAGAATCTTGAAGTAGATGTCTCCGTCGACACCACCAGTCGGGTCAGCCGTACCGGTAGAGATGCCGGATGCCGTGCGGTAACCGGGCTTACCGATGGGCAGAAGAGCCTTCACTGCAGCGATGAGATCCCTCGTTCGGTTGATCTCTCGACCACCCCAGCGAACTCGGCCCTCTTCGCCTGTGTCTGGTACGAGCGGGAAACCCGCCGCCTGTGCCTGATCGCCTACAGCCACGTCAAGCCTCCTTCGAAAATATCAGGGCTGGTCCGCCCAAGTAGTGTCGTCTTCCTCGAAGTCCAACCAGACCTTGTTGTTCAGCCAGGACAACCACGAACCCGTGGTGAAGAAGATGTTGAGAGTAAGCGTCGGGTATGACCGTTCGCCTTCGGCATCGTGCACAAATATCTGCTCAGTGACACGAAGGTTGTTGGTAGCGCCATCGGAATTACGGGTCTCGACAATATCGCCTAGTTGGTAATCCCTACCGTACTTGTAGTTGCTGGTCTGGCTGATTTCGCCGTCGAATGCCTGGTACATACGGTGCTTCGCCAACTCATCGTTCCCACGCTGTATCAGAGCGATCTCGAAATCAGGCGTTTCAACCGTAATGTCATCAGCATTTACAACCAGAACGCGCCGCTCGAAACCCTCAACTTCAGGATCCACGTCAAGACCGTATACCTTGGCGAATCCCGCCGGAGAATATACGTAGGCAACGTTCTTGGCCTGATCTATGTTGGTGAGTTCCTTCGTGTTCTGCAAGTTGTCCAGTTCGGGCGAGAATATAACCGGCGGTAGAATGCCTTGTCCGCTGGTTCTGTCATTACCCGTGTAGACGTCGAACCACAGTTGTGAGGTGTCGTAGTTGCGGAGAATCCTGAATCCGAGATTCCATACATCGCAGAGTTCAACGAATGCGTCATATACCGTAGTCGGTTCAAGCTCTACAGTGATGGGATCGATGGGCTCGGCGATCGTACTCGGAGGAAGGAAGGTACCCTCATTGATGAACGGGATCACATCCAGTGGATCGAGGATCCCCGTTACACAAATATCGTGGAAGATCTTACGAAGAACTGCTGCTGGAACGTCTGTAATCGTCCACTTTGGGGAAGTCGTCAAATCCTCGGTCGAATTTTTGGCAACCCGATCGAGGAGACATGCCTCCAGAGAACGACCCTTGACGGTCAGCATTCGTTTACCGTCGGCATCTACAGAGTCTTCGATGGTTTCCACGGTCATGACGCGATGAGACAGATTCATTGCCAGTTGAGTACCGACAGTGAAGATGTTCCGCGTCTCGATTGTCGATTGAATGTCGAGTTGGAAATCGCCGAACGCCTTGTGCCTCTCGGTCCAGATGAGAGACTCAAAGCGATCGACGCACCGTTCACGACGAAGCAAAGCATCGAGCGTGTAGAGTTCCATCACAATGCTCCGTATCTTGTGACGTACTCAACTGATGCCGGTATACCAGCCCCTACGGCGTATACCTGAAACGAGTTCACACCCTTCGTGAATTCGATCCAGTTGGACTGAGGGGAGATTGCATAGAGGAGAGAAGTTTCTGTCCCTCCACGGAGCAGGGTTGCCCCCTTGTTCCCGAAGACAGTGCTAACGGTCAGCCTGTCGCCAGAAACAAGGGGGGCAACGAATTGCAGAGACCGAATCCCATCGCCTGGAGGCGTGTGGTACACGGTGAACTCGGACAGCGTACGGTTTACGTCGAGAATCAATCTGATCCCCGTCTCGACCGTACCGTTGTACGTGATCTCTGTTGGAGCTACGGCGTCTGTACTCAAACCGCTTACGACGGTTGTCGTGAGCTCGTAGAAATCCGGATCGAAACACATGATCGAAATATCCACCGCGGGTTCCTGCGTGAAAAATGGAGATTCGAAAGTCTCCACCCTCCCCACAGCATCCACGACCAGACCGTTCGACATGTAGAACCGGAGAGTGATCTCCTTCTTCGGCATGAAGAAGTTGTACAGCTGATTTCGGAGATCACGCACCGAGACCATCTCAGGATCCATAGGTTCGAATCCGATCTGGAACCTTATGTTCCTGGATTCTCTCCTGCTGGAATGGAACTGCTCGCCGTCTTGTCCGGCAAAGCCCGATGACACGAGCGTAGCCTTGACTGGATCCAGCCCCTGAACATCCTGGACGACGTATCCATCGGAAATATCATCCAGTTGCAGACTGAGCAGGTTGCCCTGCCGGGTCCGAACCTCAACCTTGGTTAGCACTAGTCGTCAGAGCCCCCTTCGCTACAGATAGCTGATTCTTCGTTTGACGGTATAGTTCAGCCTGGCTAATAGCCTTCGGCGAGTAGTTGTTCTGAGTGAACGTCTGAGTTACGTTTGTTCCACCTGCTTCCTGAGAAGTGATTTCCTGAGTGCTCATACGAGCTTCGGAGATAGCGCGAGCCTTGGCATATGCTGCATCGACCGATACCGAGTTACTGCCCAGCAGTCCGTCAATCCGACCGGCTTCTTTCTTCACCGTAGACAGATCGAGAACGGGAGTAATAGCAGGCCTTAGGTCAAGCGAGCCACTACCCAGAGTAGACAGACCGGAAAGCGACTTGGTGAGGGTCTCCACAGCGGAATCACCAACGCTCTCAGCAGACTTGGCGACCATCGGAATAGTGGCTTCAAGCCCCTTACCGAGCCCCTTGCCCGAGAACTTGCCAACCTCAGCAAACACGCGGGACGGAGACTTGATCTTGAGACGGTCCTTGATAGCCTTGACCATAGCCCGAGCAATCCGGTCCATGATCTTCTCGATAGCAGCACGCTGCTTCTTGAGACCGTCAACGATACCCTTTGCCGAATCAACCGCAGCCTGGTAGAGCTCCTGAGAAGCCGTCTTGCCGAGGGAGAACCCCGCGTCATTCAGTTCCCGCCCGAGCTCCTTCAGGGCATTGATGTCCTTCTTACCGCGCTCAAGAAGTTCCTGAGCGAACGGCAAAGCACTGGTGCCAGCAGCAATGAGGTCCTTGTACATCTCATCGCTGAGACCCATTGCACGAAGTCGGGCAAGCGTGTTCGAGAAGACCTTAGTGTCCTCGACCTGCTTCTCCAGATCCTTCGTGTAGGAATCAACAGTGGTTTCTTCGGTGATGGCCTGCTGATCCGAGAACGAATCTCGGACAGACCTGAGGTAGTCGTCCCGAACCTGTCGAGCGTTGTTCAGGGTGTCGTTGGCCTTCTTGATGCGCTCAGTCAGCGCAGCATACTTCTTCTCGTATGTCCGCAGCCTCCGAATATCGTCGTCGAGGTGCTCGTTCAGAACGTGACGAGCCCTGTCTGCAGCCGCGTGTTCCTTCCTCGCCATTCTGAGTGCCTTGACGGTCGCGTTGATCGCCTTGACGTTCTTGTGGCGGGCACCTCGGAGTCGCTTCAGCTTCTCTTCGAGCCGATCGATATCAGCAGCCGAGTTCCGAGACAGGGACCTCAGCTTATCGCGAAGAGCATCCAGCGCCGTGTCGATCTTGTAGCGGTTGCCGTCGAGACCCTTACGGAAACCATCGACAACCCACTTACCGATCTTGATGAATTCCTTGGATGGGGAGTTAATCCCCAGAATTCCCTTGGCTCCACTGAGAGCACTACCGGCAATAGATGAAGCAGCACCGAGAACCTTGCCCAGACCGCCCATGATGCCTCGGGCCATACCCTCAGCAATAGCCAGACCGAGATCAGCACCGGCTTCACCCAGCGGCCCCGCATTCGCACGGATAGCGTCAGCGACAGCATTGACGAAACTGACGATCACCTTGGCACCTGCGTCGGCGATCTTCGGAAGGTTTCTTGCAATGCCAGCGAGGAACGCAAGAATAACCCTGACTGCAGCGTCGATGACATCGCCTAGATTGGCTGCGATACCGTTCAAGAATCCAACGATGGTTCGCATACCAGCGTCGACGAGCTTAGGGACGTTGTCTGCAATAGCGTTAGCCATCATGACGACCAGCGTCACCATGGTACTGATGATCTTCGGAGCCAGCTTATTGACAGCCCGGATGATAGATTCAAGAACCGTAGTCATGGCTTTGAATATAGCCTCGCCCGAATTGGCAATGACCTTGGCAAAGGCCACCACACCACGACCGATCTCCGCCATTACCTTGGGGATGAGACCGATCATACTGGTCACTATGAGGACCAGAGCGGCAGCGCCAGCAGCACCAGCGGCAGCCAGAGCGGTTAGACCACCGGCGAAGAAATATACGCCAGCACCAGCAGCCAGAACACCTATACCCATCAAGGTTATAGCCGTACCGAGAGCGACCAGAACCGGAACGAGAGGTGCAAGCACCAGACCGGCAGCTCCGAGAACGAGGAATACACCAGCCAGCATGGTGAGGCCCTTGATCATCTCTTCCCATGACATCTGACTGAACGTCATGAGTACAGGAGAAAGGACCGTAAGAGCCGCTGCCACGATGAGCATAGCCGCGGCACCAGGGACAGCACCGGTCATGAGCATTACTGCTCCGGTGATAAGGATGAGCGAACCGGCAAGGATTGTCATAGCCTTACCGATGTCCTCCCAACCCATCTCAGCCATCTCTTTGAGAACGTTGGCGACCTGGTGAAGAGCAATGGCTGTGACGAGAATACCCGCCGCACCCAAAGCCGCACTCGGAGGAATTACATACAGGGCAGCCGTGATGATCGTAAGCGCACCGAGCATGGCCGTAAGACCCTTCCCGATGTCACCCCAACTCATCTCAGCCAGGGACTTAAGACCGTCAGCCACCTTGCTCAGAGAAAGCGCGATGATCAATACTCCCGCCGCACCAATGGCAGACGACGGAGGAATGAGCATCAGAGCAGCCACTACGACAGCCATAGCTCCGGCCATAGCGACCAGACCACGGGCCATCTCAGACCATGAGAAACCAGAGAAGTCTTCCAGTGCACTGGCGAGAATCTTGACGCCAGCAGCCAGAAGAACGATACCGGCACCCGAAGCTAGCCCGCCCTTGTTGGCGCCAGCGAACTTCGAGAAGAGAGTCAGACCAGCGAGCATTACACTCACACCGATCAGACCCTTAGCCAGCTCTTCCCAGTTGAGATCTGAAATATCCTCTGCCGCACTGGCGAGAATCTTGATGCCCGCAGCGAGCAAGATCATTCCTGCACCAGCGGAAATCATCCCGGAGGTTTTTGGCATGAACTTCATGGCACCCACCACAGCAGCGATGAGTACCGTGGTCCCAGTGAGACCCTTGGCCAGTTCGTTCCAATCAAGATCAGAAAGTTGCTTGACAGCCAACGCGAGAACATTGATGGCTACACCAAGGAGAATCATCGACGCAGCGATGAAAGGCATCTTGGCGAAGCCCTTGAAGCCGGAGATCTTCTCAAATATAAGCATGGCGCCGAGAAGCTGAACCATCATGGCTGTAATGGCCGCAGTTCCTCGCGTCAAGCCCTCTTGATCGATCTTAGCGAGGGTGTTCATGGAAAGAGTCAGGATCCCGACTGCGATAGCGATCTGAAGAAGAGTCGTGGCCCTGAGAGTATTCTGCATAGCGGTGAGAGAGCCGGTAAGAGCCTGGAAACCGTCGCTGATGGACTCAACGATGTCGGCCAGTCCCCCGCCTCCGCCACCAACAAACTGCTTGACGAGCAGCACCAGACCAGCGAACAAACCCGTGTTGAGTAGGCTCATAAGCTCGTCGAAGCTGACGCCCTCGAACATGGTGGAGAATGCATTACCGATGGCGCTGGTGATAGGTTCGATGCGATCCCAAATGGACTGCGCGACTTCTCCGACGTTCCGGAAAATATCGAGGACCTTATCCCAGATTACGGAAAGGACCTTGCCCAGGCTGCTGAGAGGACTGAGGCTAGAAGAGATTCCTTCGACACTTTCTGAGACCTTGTCCGCATCGGTGTCCTCGAATATGGACGAGAGTAGACGACCCAAAGCCTGAAGTAGCTTGATCGGGATTGCGAGAACAGTGGCGATGCCCTCGAAGATGTGCTTGAAACCCTCGCCTTCACGGATGCCTTGTCGAAGAGCGACCAAGAAGTCGCCGACACTGGCGGTAAAGTCGAGAATTCCCCCGGAGCCTTTTGCCGTTATACCAACCAGCTCGAATAGGGTCTTGACGATCTGGAACACGATGTCTCGACCGATGCCGAACACCGCAAAGACACCAGCGAAAGTCCGCCGGAGCTTATCCGCGGTTTCTCCACCTATCTGAAGATTCTCAGTGAAGTCTCTGAACCTAACCGTAAGATCGTAAAGTTCCTTGCCTGTGGTGGCAGGGAACATCTCCCGAAAAGCGTCCTTGATCGGACCGAGAATAGACATGAGTGCCTTGAAGGCGTTGCCTATCCCCTCGATGAGAACGGTTCGTCCGCCGAGTTCTTTCCAGTCTCCGAGTACCTTGTTACGGGCATCGTTGGACTTGTCGACGAATCCGCCGAGAACGGTTCCTACGCTTGTGAAGAGAGTTCGTGCTTCTTGGAAGTCACCAAATATAGTCTGCCAAGTCTTGGCCCAACCGGAACCAAGGCCTTCCTGCAACGTGTTGATAAGTTGAGAAGCGGTCTTGACCTTCGTGGCGGCATCCTGGGCGGTCTTGCCCATCTTGAGAATGCCCTTGATCTGCTTCTCGTTATAGCCCATTGTCTTGAGCTGAGCTGCAGTCAAGTCACCAGTGAACTTACTCAGAGTCTCGGTGAGAATTTCGCCTGTCAGCCATCCCTTTTGCAGGGTGAGCCGGAAGCTGCCCTCATCCTTGATCATCTGCTTGACGTTCTTACCATGAACAGCAGCAGTCTCAACCAGAGCATCCTGGAAGACCTTGCCGCCCATGCCAGCCTCAACGACCGAGTTCCAGTCTTCTAGGGTAAGAGTACCCGCTGCGATACCCTGAGAAAGCTGGTACATGGCCCGGGAAGCCTGTTCGGCATTCGAGCCCGAAACGGCTGCTAGGTTGGCGATACCCTTAATAGCAGCCGTTGACGTGTCCAGATCAACACCGGCAGCCGTGAAGGTACCGATGTTCTTCGCCATTTCGGAGAAGTTGTAGATCGTTTGGTCTGAGTAATGGTTGAGCTCATCCAGAGCATCCGTGACGGTCTTGAGACCCTTCTTACCTTCGAGTCCCGTGTTCGCCAGAATAGTCTGGATAGAGTTCATGTTCGTCTCGTACTCCCGGAACCCCTGCATGATGGGGCCGAAAGTGAACGAGTTGAGCATTTGAGTTGCGGCTTCGGACGCCCTAGCGCCGATACTCAGAAGCGCACCACTGGCTATGGTTCCGAGTGCTGAGAATCGGCTCGCAAGAGAGCTAGCACTCTGCTCTACGTTCTGAAGAGAGCGAGCCTGACTCTGAGCTGCCGTACTGATGCTGGATAGACCTTTGGCAGCCCCCGGCATCTGCAAACCCCGGTTAAGGGCCTGAAGAGATCGAAGCGTATCTGCCACACCACGTTGGAAAGCGGCGTCATCGAACTGCATACGAACTATTCGTTCGTCGATAGTGGTCATGCGGAGGTCACCGCCTTCCATACCTTGTCAGCGATCTTGTCAAATATAGGCTGGATGGCCGGGTTGATGTAATCCCGACCTTGAACGTAACCGCCGGTTCCTGTTCCGTAACCATATTGCAGCATGATGGCGACTGGAAATCCGTTTTCTACGTCAGTGTTTGTCCAGACTATCTGATAGCCTCCACCGGTCGTATTGACCTCGTAGCTCCACGATTGAGCCGCGAGACCGGTATCGATCGGGGTGGCATGGGCCAGAGCATTAACGCCTTCTTGACCGCAGGAATGCATGATGGCTGGGATGTTCAGCTTTTGCATCTTCCTGAGGGAGGCCTCGGTTTTCCTGAATGAGCCCGACGAAGTGACTCGGATCATCGAAGCCTCCCTTAGGCATCAACGGACTGGAACGATGGATTCGATCCCGCTGCACTGAACGAAATCAGCACCCTTTGTAATGGCAGTGTCGTATGCTGCCTGATCAGGACAGACGTGCCCCCACGTCATCTTGTTGTAGGTGAGAATATCGTCCCAGATCGTTTGACTTGCGGAATACTCCATACCGATGTAGTCGGTATACGGAGCACGAGCGGGAAGAAGAGACGTATACGTGGCGCCAAACCAGTAGCCCGCCACCTTCAGGCCCGCGGCCATACCTTCCTGGAAGCGATTCACGATAAGCGAACCGTCGATCTTGAGGACGATTCGCTCTGAACCATTCGGTGCCGCGAGAAGCTTCGGAATAAACTCCGAAACGTTGTAGGCACCTGTCTTGTTGTCGATGATCAGAATATGGTCGACGTACTTGGCCAAGAACTCGTCCAGCGTGTAGTACGGACGCGCATGACCGGCAGAGTTCAACGTGTTCAGCTCAGCCTGAATGTCAGTCCAAGTCATGGTCTGAACACTGGCCGTGAGTCCTGAATCCTGACTCGTTCGAGCCAAGGTGTCGTCATGGATACCGAACCACTGCCCATCGACGGATCGGCGAGCAGAGAATTCGAGCGCTCCGTAGTTCAGCATGCAAGATCGATCGTATGCATACTCACTCATCTCAGAGAACGACAGAGACCCACCACGATGAGCCCAAGTAGCTCCAGGAACAGCCTCCATGTCCGCTACAGTGGGGAATCCAGGGTAGAAAACCCGAAGGCTCCCGGGACTTGAGCGAAGACTAGTTCCGTCCATAAAGGTAGCGTGAGCGGGAGCTCCGTCGCCCATCTTTACCGGCAAGCCGCTTGGCGCAGATGCCGTACTAACATCGATTCCGATGCTGTAAGCCTGCCCATTGGCTTGAGTGGGGACGAATGTCACACCACTACCACCGAGCCATACGGATATGGCTGAATCTGCAGCTGAACCTGAAGGAGCGCTGAGAGACCGAGCCTGCCCGACAGCAGTTCCGTCACCGGAATGTACCGTGTAAGTCGTGCTGGCGCCCTTGTTGGTCATGGAGATCCCGAAAACCAGATCTCCGGTGACGCCGCCGGGGAAAGTATCCGCCGACATGCTTGAGCCGTTCCAATCCGGTCCGGATGTACTCAGACCGGGGATGGTGAAATACTCATCACCTTCCGGAGCCAGAGACCAGGCTACAGCGACTACTCGGGTTGAAGGGGAAGCCGATCGGAGAGTGACCCCTCCGGCGAAGTCCAGAGGATCGGTGACGACAGCAGCGAAAACCGCCCCTAGACGGTTCGTTCCTGTACCAACGATCGTGATCATCTCCATACCCGAAGGAACAAAGATGTTTGTTGCCCCTGTACCTTGAGCGAAGAACACCGCTACCAGCAGCAGATCTCCGGCGACTAGGTCGGGAGCAACAATGATCGGTCCTGGAGTAGCCGAAGAGTCCACAGACCCCGTTGATTCAAGGGTCGTGGTATCACGGACTACTGCCATCAGACATCAGCCTCGATCACGAGCGTGTACGGAGGAGTCCCAACCGGAACGGTTCCACCATTCTCGATGAACACGGCTTGGCACCAACCCACGGTGTTGAGACCGGCAGGGTCGCCCGGAATATCGACGGGAGTACCGCCGACAACGAGCTCACCCTCCACCATCTGAGCGTATCGATCCTGGAATTCGTCGGAATCCGCCATTGCCTGACGAACTACCGGGGGAAACTGACTTGTCACCCCGTCGATACCAGCGATCCTGTCGAAAGCCATTAAGCCTCCCAAATATAGATACCGTCGGCGTCCACATCGGAAAGGTGACTGGTATCGGTGAGAACGAACAAACCTTCGTCGACGGTCTCCAAGAGATCGCCGGGAACCGAAGGAACGAGAAGGGAAATTCCGGTAACAGTATTCAAAGTGATGCTGTAAACAGCACCCGGAACCACGGTGAACAGCTCGAAGAGTTCTTTCGGAGGGGGAAGATATGCCTGAACGACGTCGGTTCCGTAGAGACGATCCTCAAGAATCTGAAGTGCCTGCTCCGGAATACTCCGAGAATCGATCGTTATATGAGCCGTGGGTCTGAAACCTCGTCCAACAGCGATCGGTTTTGTCGAACAGTTCCAGGAGAACACCGTAGGTTCGAGTTCCTGGGATTCGGTGTTGTAATTTTGCTCGGAAGGAGAAGCGAGACAGCCGTAGAGCAGATGAATCTTGTAGCCGTGATTCAATCCTTCTAGGTCGTTGCCTATCTTGGTTCGATAAGCAAGCCCAAAGCTCTTTCTTTTCTGCTGGCTCACAAAGACGCCGGAGAAAGCAACAGCCGTACCGTCGCATTGAGCAAATGCCTCGGGGTAGGTGTACGCATTGATGGACACCTTGAGCTCTTCGGGAGAGGAGGTGTCCAGATACTTCACTCCGTCTATGTAGTAAGACTTGGCTTCTCCACCGTCCGCACTCTCGCTGACTGAAGTGAGTCCATTCCAAGCAACACCAGGTTGACCGGTGACATAGAGAACGCCGCGGTCAACACCAGCCTCATACAGACGCTCGCCATCGGCATTCCAGGTGATACGGGGCACGTTATGATCCTCCTCTCAGCCAGAAGTGCCTAGTTCTGCCTTGCGTTGAGCGTTGAGTTCACGCTGCTTCTTGGCTATCTCGGATCGGCTCATCTTCTTTGCTGGTGCGTTCTTACGATTGCACACTTGGATGAGTGTGATGAGCCTATTCAGGTGCCAGTGCTGGCATTCGAACGGGATGTTCAATGAGATCATCCAGTAATAGATGATTTCGGCGGTGATGATTTCTCTGCTGGCCGTCTTCCCTGAATCACTGAACCAAGTAGCTGTCATCTTTGCGTTTATGTAGTTGTTGATCTCTTCGATGTTCTTCTCAGAGAGTCTGGAGAGAATTGCCTCTGGAACTTCAGGCGTGGTGACCATCGCTTTTATGTACCAAAGAACTTCTTCCGTCGTCTTGTCTTTTGTAGCAAGGAACGACTTCTCGAAGAAAGACTCCCATTTTGACAGAGAGACGAGAGAGTGCTCAAGCTCGATGTTGACACCGTCGACGACAAACTCATTAGACTCTTCGTTATAAGATTCGCTCAACGGAATCGTGATCTTGAGCACTCTCCGCCTCCTTTCTGCTATAGATCACGCGAAGTCGAAGAACCAGTCGTCATCCGTGACCGGCGGGAACTTGTAGCCAGCCGCAGGCTTCGCCTTGACCACGGTGTCCTCGGTGATGACCACGGCGCCGGTGACAACCTCGCCGTCGATCGTGTAGACCACACCGGTCACAGTCGGGATCGTGATGGTGTCAGTACCCGAGTCGAACGTCGGAGCGGTCGGAGTGGCCAGCGTCAGCGTGCCGCCGAACATCGCGATGACCTCGGCAGGGGTCGGCAGGTACGCATCGGTACCAGCGGTGCCGTACAGAGCCGCTTCCAGGGCAGCCAGACCGTCCGCGTCCACCCGAGTGGAGTCGATGACCATGGTCGCGGTAGGCTTGAACGGCTTTCCCGTGACCGGGTTGGTACCGGTGACCTCGACCGGAGTCGTGGTGACCTCCCAGCTCATCGTGACCGCCTCAGGCGAATCGTTGACCGTGGTGTACGCCTTCTCCGACGGAGCCGCGAGAGCGCCGTAGATCAGGTGCAGCTTGTACCCGTAGTCCGTACTCTGGGTATCGTTGCCGAGAAGGGTGCGGTAGGACAGACCGAACGTCTTCCTGGTCTGCTGCCCCACCATCACGCCCGGCTCGGGCTCCGCGGAACCGTCGCACTCGGCGAACGCGTCCGGGTAGGTGAAGGCCTCGATCGTCGCGCCGAACTCCTCGGCGGACTGCAGGTTGAGGTACTTCATGTTGTCCGCGTACTGCGGGTTGGACTCGGCGCCCGAAGGAGACTCCGTGACGGTCGTCAGACCGTTCCAGGCGTGACCCTCGTCGTAGACGCCGCTGTCGTTGGGCTTGTACAGGACTCCGTGATCGACGCCGGTCTCGAAAGTCCGGTCGCCGGTCTGGTCCCAAGTGAGAACACTCACGTGGACTCCTCAGAAGTAGATAGTGAACACATCGTGGTTGAGGTTGTCTGCCGCAAAGTGCCGGTCAAACGTGCACAACGGCAAAGCCGCTATCTTGTCTGGGACCGGACTGTCAGGATTCCTATCGATCGCCGTCAACTGATACCGCTTGTTGAGATCGTACGGTTTGTTGTTGGCGTACTGCGTGATCGCATCGTCCCGGTTGTAGACAATACAGGGATACTGTATTTGCAGGTTGGCTGGCGGCTGAAAATATACTTTGTTGCTGCCCAGAAGCCCCTCAAGGAGTGTCTGGAGCTGAGTCCTCGGGCGTGGGGCCGTTGTAGACACCCCCTAGACTAAGGAGAAGGCGGGGGCGTCGTACTTCGACTGTAGGAACAGTCCACTTGGCCCCCGCCCACTCGACATAACGAATGGCAAAGATATGTTCGTAGGCGTATTCGTCAGCAACAATGCTTATTGAATTGTCCACCGAAAGATCGTTGTTAACTCGATCTGTTTCCTGGTTGCGACGTATGTTGCGAACCACTTCGCCGAAATATGGATACTCGACGATCTGATCGCCCCACACACCAGGGGCAGTTTCTACAGATTCACCGTAGCCGACTTTCCCGTGAAACCTTGCCATGTCGACCTTCTATCAGGCCTCAGGGCGCTTGAAGGTCCAGTTGTCCTCGGCGTTGTTGGCGAAGTAGTAGCCGGAATCCGGGACAGCCAGAACATTCAGCGTGGCTCCGGCAGCCAGGGCAGTCTGAGCACCGGCGGTCAGCGTGGCGCTGGTGTCGGCGTTCTTGTAGACCACGCCGGTCTTGGTCGGGATCGTGACGACGCCGGTGGACGACACGAAGGTCGGGTCCGTCGGCTTCACCAGAACGTTGGCGGCAGCGGTCTTCTTGATGATGAGCGCAGACTTGATCTTGACCAGAGCGCCGGAGACGCGAGTCTCGATCAGGTACTTGTACTGGTTGTAGTCGATGTCGAAGTCGTCGAAGAGGTTGACCTCCCCGCCCTTGTCCGCACCGATGTTGTAGTCGTCCAGGTTGACGATGATGCCGACCAGGTCGGGCTCGCTCTCCATCACCTCGACAGGCACGACCGAGGTCACCCGAAGGTACGAAGCCAGCTCGGCCACATCGCGGAACAGGCGACGGTTCGAGTTGAGCTCATCCTTCAGCAGGAGCATCTCCGTGAGGGTAGCCTCCGTGGTGTAGAACGTCGGAGTACCCGTACCCTTGTAGAACTTCCGAGCACGGATGATCGCCTCGACAGCCTCCATGTACCCGGCACCGGGGTCGGGAAGAGCGTCGTCCAGGTTGACGAACAGAGTGGTGGCGTAGAGCTCGTGCTCGTTGACGATGGAGCGGATGCCCGCGCCGTCGGTGGCCGCCATGGGGTCACGGATCTTGTCCTCGTCACCCACGTCACGACCGTCGCCGATGAGGATCGCCCGAGCGAGCTCCTCCTCCAGCATCATCCGCATCTCGCCCTTCATCCAGGCGACGACGTCGAAGTCGGTGATGTCGATGATGTCATCACGGTCCAGCTTCTGCTTCTTGTAGACCGTAGTCGGAGTCGTGGATCGCTTGGTGACGCCGAACCACTCTTCCTTCTTGTAGGTTCCCTTGATGTAGCCCTTGGCCCGAGCCTCGTCCTGGGTGATGTCGGCCACGATCGACTTGACCCGGGAGAACGGGCTCCGCCGAACGCCACTGAGAACGCCCGCGACCCACTCGGTCCGGCGCTTGTTCCACTCGGGCGTGTTGCTGAGGGTCTTCGGGTCCGGGAACAGGGTCTCGATGGACTCGATCCCGTGCTTGAGTGCGTAGGCGTTGACGGCCTCCTTGAGGGAGCCGTTCTTCACCGCGTCAGCCACGATGCCCTGCATGTGCTCGGGCGAGATCGTGTGCTTGAGGTCCTTGGTGCCGTCCTGGTCGAACACGTTCCGCGTCATACCTTCGGCTCCTTCCTTGTGCGTGAGGTCATCGTTGTTGTCGGGATTCTCGCCCTTGTCGTCGGGCTTCTCGCCCTTGTCATCCTTGTCGGAGTGCTCGGCCGAGTTCTTCTTGGCAGCGAACAGAGCCTCTTCGACGAGAGCGATGGTGACGTTCTTGAACTCCTGAGGCATACGGTCATACGCCTCCTGCAGAGTTTCGTTGTCGGCGTGCTCGATGGGATCGGGCTTCTTGTCTTCCGTCTTGGTGACCAGTTCGATCTCCAGTCCGGTGTGAACGACAGCCTCATCTTCCAGAGTCGTGACGTCCTCAGGATCGTCACCATGCCGAAGCTTGACCCAGTCGATCTTTGCACCGGGGTTTGCACCAGCGAGTACCAGACTGACCTCGCGGATCATCCCGTGGACGACCTGCTTGCCCTTTTCGACGAGCTGGTTCGCGTAGATCGAAAGGGCCTTGATGTCCTTGTGCTCGACCAGGTCCTTTGCGTGCTGTCCCGCCTTGGTGCTATTGAAGAACCCGAGGGCGTAGACACCATCATCACGGTGTTCGAGGGTGGCATACCCGAGAATGTTCTCCGGGTCACTGTGACCGTGCTGCCAGACCAGCGGGACCTGCATCTTGTCCATGTGCTGGAACGCGTTGGGCAGAATGGTCCGACCATCGGAGCACTTCAGATTGGCCTTAGTTGCCCAGCCGCCGAAGTCAGGTTCCATTTTGACTGCCTCCTATTCTCTCTAGTTTCACATCTCTCAACTCCGGCGGAGATGGCGGGAGTTCGAGTTGACGCCGTGGAACGTTCGTGGGGTTGATGGCCCTTGTCGATTCTTGCGGCATGTTGCTGTTGACGAGCTTGTCGGCCTTCGGATCCTTGGACGGCCGGAAGCCGATAGCACCACGAATCTCGTTCGACGTCAGGATCTCGTTGCGGGTGAACTTGTCGGCGATCTCGGCAAGCTCCGTCATCGGGACGAGCTTGAACGGGTTGCGGAAGTACATGATCGACTGCTTCTGAGACCAGGCAGTCTTGGTCAGGAATGCAGGGATCATGGCCTCTACTATGGCATCGAGAACCGGTTCGATGGTCCGCTCATAGTAGTTGTTCATCGTGGCTTCGTTGGCCGTACCGTTCATGACCTCTTCGGTCAGACCGAGCTGGCTGTAGAGAAGAGCCGTAAGGTATTCGATCTGCTTGAGCAGATTGTTATCGACCGCTCGATTGAGTTGAGTGATCTTCTCAGTTCCATCGGTATAGGCGATTCCGTATTGGCTTCCCTTGAGCTGGAACTCGATGTCCTTTCGGCGTTGTTCCGCCTGCTGTCGACGTGCCTCAGACTTGATCACGTAAGGAAGCTGAATGATCATGTCGAGCTTACCCGAACTGGACTGCTCATCTACGGCATCCAGCATGTTCAGCTTCCGAATGAGTCGCTGAAGAGTTGAGTTCGGCTCATTCATCACGTCATACAACGGGTTTTCGACGATGGCCGTGTACTTCTTCTCAACAGTGATCTCTTCGCGGAGGCCCTTCTTCTCGTTGTAGAGACTGACCCGGATCTTATCCGGATACCAAGCTACGATCTCTCCGACACGAAGAGATTGAATGTCAAACCCGCCGCTTATGGAGGGGTTAAGCGTGGTATCGACCGGGACAATCGCGGCGGTTCCCTTGTCGAAGAGAGTTAGTGCGAGATCGCGCCGAAGATGGCGGGCACCCTGATCGAGATTCGGGTTGACTGTCAGACAGTAGTTCAGACCGCTGTCTATGTCCTCGGAATACCGCCTATCATCGTCCAAACGGACGTGTCGAATCTCAGCTCCTGAAACATCAATGCTGAGACGAGTGAGAATCGACGAATGGATGGATCGTTCGTTGGAATATGTGAGACGAGTTCGATCCTGGCGATTCCCGTAACTGTATCCACCCGCATAGTTCGCATCTCGGTAACCTACATCGTTGAATGCGTTCCATGCATGCTTCAGATTGGACTTGAACCGGGAAAACATAGTTGCCATGAGTCACCCCCTTTCGGTTTACTCGAATGCTTCCTTGTTGATCTTGTATGCGACGAAAGCGTCCATCATCGCAGCGACGTTGTCGATCTTGGCATCCTGGCGCTTCTTCAGAAGCTTACGGTTACCGTTGGTGTCCTCCATGGTGATGGCATTGCCCATCGCAAAGGTCATCAGATCTTGATCAAAAATGAGAAGACGTTGTTCGCTGAGATTCTTGAGCTCGCCGAGCGGAACCGACTCGGTCTTTGCTCCCTGAATTACCTTCTCAATACCGAAATTGCCGTTTTCGGCAGCCCAACGATTGACGAATTCTTTGGCATTGTAAGGGTCGAACCCGAAAGTCCGAACATCGTATTCACACTCTTGTATAAACCTATCCAGGTCGTCATAGACTTCCATCATGTCCAGAATGGTTCCTTCCAGAACATGAAGACTTCCCTCGTTGATGAATTCGTCGTATTTCTGCCGCATAGCGCCAGGCAACTTCATCAATGTAAGCGAAGTGATGTAACTTCGGGTCTTTATCCCAAAACCATCTCGCAACGGGAAGAGGAATGTGAACGCACAGAAGTCGTCACCTTGGGAGAGGTCCGCACCAAGAGAACATGGCATGCCGTCGAAGTTGCTACGACGATGCGGAAGTGTTTCCTCGTAGGTGAAGAAGTAAGTATAGCCTTCCATGGGAATTCCGAAACGTTTAGCAAGAATATCATTCCTCGACGCCGGAGCCTTTTCGGCTCGTTCGACATCCAACTGATAGGTCTCATAGGTAACGGTCTTCCCGAGATTAGGGTTAGCCTTCAACCACAGAGCAGGATCGGCTACTTCTTCAAGTTCATCCAGTTTGTAATGCCAGATGGAAATATGCGGCGCTTGATACTCGCCCTTGAGGATGTCAGCCAATTCGAGCTTGATAGTGTCGCCACTACCGTTACGAACCGTTCCTTCCGAGCTGATAGCAACGATCAAGAAGTCGTCTAGCTTGGAAGCACCCTGCTCAATTGCACCTACGACGTCCTCGCGAATATCGCCGGAAAGCCACTCGTCGATCGTCGAAATCTTGGGCCTTAGACCCTGCAACTTGTTGATTGACATAGGCCTGACTTCCAAAAGGGAGCCAGTAAGGAAGTTTTCGATTCCCTTTTTGGTGGAAGCCAGCTTGACTCTGTTCGCTTTTGAACCCGTAGTGTTCTGAAGTGACCCTTCGGTGAGGAACTTGAATAGTGGTCCTCGATTCCTCGTGATCGCAGTCCGAAACGGAGACATGACCTCATCGGCCTGTTTCATAGTCGGAGCTGTGGTGATCTGATGAGTAGTAGAAGTGTCGACATTCAGAAAATATGACTGAATGCACTCGGCATACATCGACTTGGCGGCACCTCGCGCGACGATCAGGTATTGCTTCGTCGTGAGGCGCTTCTTGATTACCTTGTTGACGTATCTTCCGCCATGGTTGTCGGGATCGGGCTCGTAAACACTCCGTTCTACGAAGTAATACCACCCAAAGATCTGCTCAGCCCAGACCTTAAATGAGGGAAGCAGATGAAGATCACTTCCGTCTGTGAGAGTAAGTTCTTTCTCACAGTAAAGGATGAATCCTTCGACGACAGCATCATCGTAGTAGATGTTCGGGTTAGCGATTAGCGCGTCGATTCGGTTCATCTCCATTGAGATTTCCCGGTTTACAGGAATCTCACGGTTCAGTACCGCATCTCGGAACTGTCCGTAGTAAATTGGTGTCGCCGTATTCGACAACGCCATCGCCGACCCCCTTTCTACCGCTTAGCGAGGGCCTTCGCGATCTCCTTTGCCGCGAATTTCGCAGCCTCTTGCTTACCGATGTTTACCAGAGTATCAGCCACGAACTTCTTGGCTTCCTGGGAAGCTGTCTTCGGCTGAGCAGCCTTATACTGCTTTTCCAGGTTCATCCGAGTGACGTAGTCCTGGAGTTCCTTGTTGCTGAGCGAGTTTACCCCGCCCTTGGCGACCTTGGTTTTGAGTGCGACGGCTCGCTTGGCGTCATCGGAAGAAGAATCTCCGCCTGACGGATTGGCTCGACGAACACCCCACTTCATACCCTTGATACCATAGTGAGTGAGCACGTTATCCAGATCTGCTACGTCGGCAGCGTTGGGTCCAGCCACGATTCTCCTTCCCTCTGCACGTTGAGACGCCATTCGAGTTCCTTGATCTGGGCTTCTTGAGCTTCGATCATGTAAGAAGTCGAGGGCGGATCGAATAGGTTACGGACTCGGAGGTAGACGTAGGACTTCACGGCGTTAAGCCGGAGATCCGTACCGAGGAAGGTGTCCCACGTAGCGTTTTCATTTTCTATCAGGAAACCTTCGACGGGACCGATGCCCAATTGATTGAGCGTGGAGAACACTGAGTTGATGTGCATGATGATGTCAACGTCAAACGCCGTGTAACTCGGATCTATTGCGAGAACTTTCTTGATGCTGTTCAGAATGCTGTCAGCCATGTGAGACACCTCCTTCGGTTTACTACCATTTTGACGGGACGATCAGCGACGAGAGAGAAGTCGATTGACCTCATGCTGCACGGCCTTGTGGTTATAGCCCGCCTTGGTCAGACGAGCCCGACGTTGATCGCCGTTACCCCACTTTCCCGCGATGACTTCATCGGCGAGCTGCTGGATCGACTTTCGCCCACCCTTCGGGTTGAGTCGAGCCTCGACGAGATCCTGAACCTCATTGTAGTTGTAGCCCGCGGCGACCAGGCGTCGCTTTCGCTCGGGACCGTTGCCCCAGAGACCACGGATGACCTCGTCGGCGAGCTGAGAGACGGTCTTCCTCTCCTTGCTGCCGGGCTTCGGCTTGGGGTCATCGTCACCCGGCTTCCGGTAGCTTCCAGCGAAGAAGAGAACGTGGACGTGGTCCATGTGGTTCTCGGTGACGCTGCCTCGGTCGGCCATCTTCCGACGAACACCCGGAGAGGTGGTGGTCGAAGTGATGTGCTGTTCCCAGATGACGTGCTGGAGCCTGAGCCGCTTGCGGTGCTTCCAGATGTAGTTCCTGATCCAGTCGCCTGCGGCCTCGTTCCGGACCATCAGATCCAGGGCTCGGCCGGTAGCGTGCTCGGAGCTGGAACCCATGCCCCACATGTACCAGGGAGCGTGACCAGCCTTGTCGGCGGCGTCGTAGATCTCCTTGGCGATGGACTTGGTAGACGACTGGACCTTGCCCAGCTTCGCGCTGACGGAAGTGAAGCTCATTCGGGAGCTACCTCCTTGGCGTTGGTCTCCTCAGCGTCGAAGTCTGCGGAGTCCTCGGTGGCTTCCAGAGCCTCAGGCCCGTCGTAGAACTCACTTTCGACAGGAGCCACTGGCTCTTCCTTCTTGTCCGTCACATCGACCTCCTTTCTTACCAGAGCTTTGTGTCGCCACGCTTACGTTCGACGAGAGGTCTGGGAAGCAGACTCGCATCTCCGTAGTGAATGGCATTGTGAGTGTGGTGCGATGTGGTGATAAGAAACTCAGGATCAAGAATGTCTGAGTTTCCTTGTTCAAGATCCCGAATCGTCATCGGATTCATGTGATGAATGATGGGACGATCGCTGATGTATCGATCAGTGACCCCTAGGTCCCATCCTTGATCTCGAACAAGAATATGAGTCCGGAGAGCACGCCATTCAGAAGACCGATAGAACTTCTGATTGATGTAGCGCTCGAATCCGAACGTTTTCTCTCCGACCCTGCCTCGAAGAGAGAGGTATTGGTAACGATCTTCGAATGATTCGATGCGACGGAGATCTGAATACGATCTAACCATCTTCGTAATCTTCTTGGACCGCAGGTGCGTTGCCAGAATAAGCAGACATCGCGCCGAGAGCCTTGGTGTAGAGCTCCTCGATTCGTTCTTGAGAAGCCAAAGCTTCGATCTTCGCCTCGGTCAACTTGTTCTCATGCTCAAGACGCTGTTGCTCAAGACGTTCCCTTGAAGAACCGAGCTTGAGGAAGTGCACGATCTCCTGAGCAGAGGCAGTTCCTTCTCGAATCCGCCGTTCTGCTAGATCTGAAGCTAGTGAGATGAGTTGATTCTCTCGGCCCTCAGGAGTTGTCGGCGGTTTGCGCCTACTTTTGTTGGGCACGGAGGTAGTCTTCCGTGGAATAGCCATAATTACAACCCCCTTAGGATGAGTTCATGACAAGAAAAGAGAGGTATGGGGTGCGGGGAAAGGAGAGAATTAGTGCTTAGAATGCCCCAGGGACAACCCCAAGATCAAAAACTTTCTCGGAAAAGTTCCCGCGGGGAAAAATATAGGAGACGGGCGATGCATAGGGGGGTCAGATTTCGCAGACCCCCTCCCCCCTCTTTGAAGTTTAGGGAGAGAAAGAAAAAGACATGAGAATTAGGGAAGCTTGGGACGGGACGAAGTCTTTCTCCCAAGAGACGTCATCCAGATCTCTTGTGCAATCAAGAAAGACTCCGACCAATCCCAAGCTTCCCTATCTCAAACTCCGAACTAAGTTGGAGTCAGCTTATCTTCATCTGTTGTTGATGTCTTTGGTTCAGCAACCTTCATGTAGAGACCTAGTGGGTCTTCCAACAAGATCTCATCGATTGCTTGCTCGTACGCTAGACTCTGATCAGCTTCTGATAGTTCATCAGATGTCTTGATGATACGAGCTAGGTAGCCGGTGGTATTGTACCCGGCCTGTTGATCCCATGCATACCACTCATCGAAGTTGAGGAATGGGTTCCATGGATTGTCTGTTGTAGTCAGCATGTGCTCAGTCATCTTGTCCACTGACTCCTCGTTTGAGAGTAGACACAGACACACCAAGCGCTTCCGCTACTTCAGCTTGAGTGTAGCCACGGTCAAGCAAGAGCATGGCTTGGGCAATCTTAGCAGACGACATGACACGCTTAGTCTTAGGCGTGGCCAGTTGCTTGACCTGATCAAGGTCAGCGTTACTCAGGATCTGCTTGAGTTTGTTGTTGGTGATAGCGCCAGCTTGGATTGCCTCCCACTCTTTGTCTGTGATGTCTACGTGTTGCTTCTTCGCGCCAGTCCTGATCCTTGCATCAGTCAGTGCCTGAGCCTTGATCTTCTTGAGGTCAGAAGCCTCCATGCTTGGGTTGGCTTGCCTCTTCTGACGGACCACGGCATTAGCTAGGACCTGGGCTTGTCTTTCGAGGGGGCTGTTCCTGAGAGCCAGATTGAGCTTGGCTTCCAGAGAGGCTACCTCATTGGCATACACCTTCTTTGCTGAAGGCGAATACCTGACGTTCGAAGTAGAGACCGCTTCTCTCCTGGCTGCATTAGCCAAAGCCTTCAGTCTATTGGAGTGATCAGCATAGATCTTCTCCATAGTAGTACCTGAAGACAGGGTGTGTGCATCGTCGGTCTCAGCCAACCTAGTAGACGAGACAGTCTTCGCTACCTCTTTGCCTGCACGGTTGCGATAGGTCACGCCAGTATCGACATAGACCTTCTTGCCGGTGGCCTTATCTACAGGTCCACCATCAGCAACCGGCCTAGGCTTCCGATCAGGAACCCGAACCTCAGCCGACGCCCTAGAGATCAAGGTTGATGCGCCAGCAGAGGCTTTGCCTTGGTACTTCTGCTTGAGCTGAGCGATGCCGTTGTCGATGGCAGATTGACGGTAGTTCAGATTGTGCTTCTCTGCATCGATGACCACCATGGAATGGCGAACAGCACGGGCCAACTCATGTGCGGTAGCACCACGAAGATGCATGTCGGTGATGAGATTGGAGACAAGCCCCATCTCAATACCCTTTTGACGGGGAGTCATCCGACGCATACCTTCGTATGCAGGATAGGCTGCCTGAGGATCGAACCCCTTCAGACCCTCCAACGCAGGCTCGGTCTTCACACTCCGTTTGTTGTTCGGGATTACCAGAACGGTGTCACCGTCGAAGTCAGCACCAGAAAGACGTTCAGCTACCTTACTGTGGATGCCGATTGCGTCGGGCGCCTGACCCAGAAGTTTCTTAGCTTCGGGGTGTCTGTTGTTGACGGTAAGCTCGGGGATCTCAAACTTTCCGCCATGAGGATAGCGGATCAGAGCCACGCGTTCGCCGTTGTTGTAATTCGGCGCATACACCTCGTTCTCTCGCATGGAGTTTACGGGGAGTATTACGTGTGAGCCCTGTCTTGGCAGAGCTGCAGCCTTGAGGTGGACGGCCGAAGAGTCTGCGTCATCGGCGTATGATTCGAGCAGACGCTTCTTTACCGCAGGATTGGTCAGACTCATGATCTCGTCGAGCTCTTGTTTCTTTCGATCATAAGCCATACCAAGCTGATCGCGCGCCAACTTAGGAGCCTGCTTGGAGAGCATCTGAGAAGACAGGTTTCTAGACCAGTCGCCCCAGTTCCCTTCCTCATTGACGATATTCATCGCAGAGGAAACCCGCTTTTTGCCGTTTGGCAAGGTCTCTTGAATCTGCCTGGAGATTGCAGATCCGAACGGGTTATCGGGGTCGCTCTTCATTGACTTCATGGCGTCATGCTTGTCGCCCGTGTTCCTCTTGTTCGTGTTGAACACGAGATCCACGCCATCCGGGAGATCATCCCGGTACATCGCCATGCCCTTGAGGTAGTGTGAGCCATCTACTGCGATTCGAACCTGCGCATAGCGCGAGCCGCCAAGAGACACATCTTTGACCCCAGGACGGACATAAATGACGCCGTCAGCAGAGGAGCCACCATCCTCAGCATATCGAACACCAACCCGACTTGATCTGATCGAGATCGGAGGCTGAAAGCTGCTGTAGGAGCGACCACCATCATCTGAGAAGTTGGCGATCTGCTTGATGTTCTCGCGGTTCCTGTACACCTCGCCCCAAGTAGTGCCGGGCTTAGCAAGCACCTTTATCGTGGTGTTCTTGCCCGTTCCGAGCTGTTCCACGGGAATACTGTGTACAGAGTACCCTTCGTTCTGCAAGGCCCTTACAGCGGTCCTCAGCTTGTTCTTGCTAACACCGACGTGGTGTTCCACACCAGTACCGATGTCAATGTAGCCTTTCTTGTCCACCTGGTGCTTCAGCATATCCGAAGTCGCCTGGAGGATATCGGCCTTGTCTTTCTGCCCGGGGGCAAGAAGCGATCGAACCGAGGACTCGTTGATGCCCATCTTTCGGCCAATCGCTATATTCGAATAGCCCTTGTCCTTGAGTCGCTGAGCTTCTGCGATTCTCCCCTGCTTCTCCGCGGTCTTGGCGATGGTTCGTGCATCACGGAGTTGAGTGGTCGTGATTCCGAGTCCTCGGGCGATCTCAGTGTCACTCATACCTTCTTTACGAAGGTCGTCGACCATGCCGAGGAAATTCTTTCCGTTCTGGTAGGGGTCCTGACCGGAACCCCAAGGGTAGCGACCCGACTTTCTCGGAGTACCGTAGTGTTCGAGGTACTCCCCGACATCCATTATCACGCTTCCATCTCCGCCCTTCGAGCCTCGATTCGTTCATCGCGAACGACGATCCTATCCATGATGTGTGTTATCTCATCAGGATCCGCCGGATAGACCCTTACTTCGTCACTTTGATATATGCGAAGTTCCGTCTCGATATCGAACGGCTTGATCATGTATTCCAGGCAGAAGATGGCCGAGTAGACTAGGAGTTGGAGAACCTTCGTTCTTGTAGCACCCGTTTTCAGATCGTGGATTCGAAGCAAATTCTGGCCGAACCCAATAGCATCAGGTGTGCCATAACAGTTGGGAGAGTAGAACAGAGGCTGTTCTGGAGTCATCCCGTAGTCGATGGCGTCGTTCACGTAGAGGTTCATCGTTTCCGGGATATCAGGAAGTCTGACACCCATACGAATCAGATCATGCGCTAGGGCATGTAGATCCGTACCTCTCTTGGCAGCCACAGCGTTGTCATAACGACGATCGAATTTCTCGTCGTCATCGTTCACCCAATGAGGGTTACTCGCACTAAGAAACGCATGTGTCCCTACCAAATTGAAGTGCTTGTTGAAGATCACGCAGCACTACCTCTTCGTTCTCAGGGTAGATGAAGGCTGCGAAAGACATCTCGTTCATCAGCTCTACATAGTATGGCTGATTCACTTGCACACGAGACGTCTCGCTAGCCTTGACTTCAAGCATCGCCCACCGGGGTCCATAGAATATGGTCAGATCCGGGATGCCCTGCATGTGCTCTGGATCGTTCTTCAGGATTACGCAACCAGGAAACAGACGCTGCAGCTTTTTGATGAGGCGCCTTTGAAATACGCTCTCGCTCACGTCGATTTCCTTTCCTGTCGAGCCAGAAAAAAGGCAAATGATTGAAGTCGTATTCTATCCCTTCTATCATATGCCTTGTTTTGATCACTACTTAATATCTGTCCTCCTTAGTAGACGGAATCTTTGACTGGTGGGCCAGACTTGAGTGTTGTTGAGAATGGCTTGCACGATCTCCAGATCTATAAGACCGTATCTTAGTGCAGCCTCCCATGAGTTCCGGAATCGTTCTTTGGATTCGAGCTCCTCTATAGGCTTTGCAAATCCTGCGGGAGCAACGCGGAACTGTCGGAAATACTTTATCGCGAACCATCGCGGACGCCACATCAAATTCGTCGCTACGTTGTTTGCCCTATCCCCGTCCAGGTTGATAGGAGTAGCAAACGATTCATGTGGCTTCACCGGTATAAAAGCTTCGGCTACTAGTAGTGAGACCGAGCGCTTGTGCTGGACGTGATTTTTGGTGAGGCTGACGTTTACGATTCCAGCTTGGTTTCGGAGTCGGGCCATGATTCGGCCGTTGTCGTCATTCCTTACTGATCCCCGATTGCTGACCGAATAGCCCGGAAAGCTTCGTATGAGACGCCATTCCTCAATCATCCTACATCGTACCCCTCTCGTTAAGCCCAAAGATGATCTTGCCAAATCCAAGCTTTTTTGAGGAAACTTTCTTAAAACTTTTACACTTAATATCTGTACAGATATTAACTTGAGTCTCGCGTAAATAGTTTTAAGAAAAAAGCTTGGATTTGGCAAGTTAACGATCTTGGCCGTGTGCTTATGCCCGATTTGATCAGAAACCGGGTCGACCCCTAGCTCAGCGGTACCCCCTCAAGGTACCGTACTTGGCGATGAACTTTGCTTCGTTGAAGCTGTGTTTTTCGTCGAGTGCCGTCTTCACTGCTCCGTCGATTGGCGCTTTTGACAAGAGCGAGTAGTAGAAGAGGTCCGAATAGGGTGTGTTTAGGCGATCGTTCCTTCCATGTGCCTGCTTCCACTGTTTGTACGAATACGTGAGCGAGTAGAAGACCATCGCGTTAGTCGTCGTACAGTTCCATCCTTCAGATCCGGCCGTGTACTGAACCAGATACAACCATCGATCTGTGGTCGGTACGTCCTCGTGTTTGTGTCCGTTCCACTCAGCGATAGTGACGGAATCGCCGAGCGTTCGAAGCATCTCCAACTCACAATCGAAGTTGTAGAACACGATGATCCGAGGATGTTTCTCCATCAAGCCCTTCAACTTCTCAAGTCTCGACGGATCCGAATACACGATCTTCCGCAGAATATAGAAGAACTCTGCGATACTCTTGATTGGTCTTTCCTCGTAGGGATTCCAGCGCTTCTTCATAGCTGTCTGAAGCAGCTCTACGTCGTACTCCACGAGGATGTCCTCGGAATGCCGAGTAGTATGCATGAGGTACGGCATGTGTACCAGAAGTTCATTCCGATACTTAATCAGCTTTCCCGTGTTGTGGTATTGTTTGACTTTCGGGAATTTGCTGTACTGCTCGTATTCCACATGCATGTCTTTGAATTCGGTGCGATTCCTGTAATAGCCATTCGCAACGAATACCGGGATGTAATCGAGCCATGTATCTCCGGGGGTGGCACTAAGGAGAATCCAGCGGTTTCGTTTAGCAATCCGGAGAAAGCTTTTTACCCAGGCACCACTCCCTACGAGTCTCTGCTCGTCGAAGATGAAGAATGCACCATGTACGTTTCCGTACTTCTTGATGTTGTTCCATGAGTCGACAGTCAGGACACCGGCGGTAGTGGCGTCTTCCGACTTGTATACGCCGTACTTGACGAACTCCGATTCCCAGTCAAGACTATCTCTCTTCTTGGCTGTGGTGATTACGTAGACGTCTCGTGGCGCTTCTTTTGCTATATAGTAAGCGGCTGCTGTGAGCGACTTACCAGCCCCGACCCCACCCCAGAGGATCTTGCCGTTGGACAAGTCGTCCACAGCTTTCTTCTGGTGTGGATATAGGTCGACCACGGTTTACTCCTGAGTTTACGCCTCTGTGTTGTTCCTGAGCGACAGAGGCTTGACTTCGGCGGATTGGAAGACAATGAATTCTGCCGTGTCTTCCATGGAGTCTAGTTCTACGGTTTCTGGCGGCGGTTCAGGTATGTTGTGCATGGAGGGGGGTCGGGAGATCACGGGCTTCACGAGGTTCTCATAGGGCTTTCCGTTGAGCCGGAATTCCTTCTCAACCTCGTCGAATATGGGGGTGTCAGACACGTTGCTCCTTCCTAAAACATAAGACAAGTAAGAGGCAGAGGTAAGAGCCCGAAGACCCCTACCCCTGCCTCACTCTCCGTCCCCACCCCGAAAGATCAGGTGAGCGGTGCCCTACGGAAGTAGAGCTTCTCCATCCAGGTCAGCGAGTTCCAGAACAAGAGGTATTCCTTGGTGTAACACTTCTTGTTCTTGACACTGAAGTAAGCCATGAGATCGCTGTCGTTGTTGTAGATCTCTTGCTTTGTCCAGGCGGTCAACTCGTCCATCATTCCCCCTCTACAACTTCCTCACCCTTAGGTGATTAGTGAAAGTACGAAGCTGATTTGTTGTTCCTTGGACATCCACCCCCAATACGCATTGAACTGATCGGGGGTGAAGATCCTAGGACACATGCTGATCTCCCACGACCATGCTTCGTCGAGGATGTACGTCAGTCCTTTCATGCAGCCAGCAGCTTGACGATGTCCTTGGCCGTCTGCGAGGCAACGACGGACGTACCGTCACTACCCTCGCTGTAGTACGTTGCGACGTCCTGAGCGGCCATTGCGGACCGTACCTTCTGTTCCACGAGGCAGACCAGATCCTGGTCCGTGTACGGGTCCTGGAACGTACTGCGGAAGGCCTTCTCGGTGTAGATCTTGAAGCTCTGACCCGACTTCAGGATCCAGTCACTCACGAACGCCGTGGTCTGCCGGGGGCTCCTTGCGTTGGGAACATGCACCTTGATGAACATGCGGGGACGGGACGAAACCCCGTTGTCCGGCTGGTGGGATGCGGTGAGAACCTTTCCACCGCACCACTCGGCGACATCGGCCATGTTCTCCTCGGTCACCTGTATCGCCTCGACCGAGAAGGACTTGCGGACGTAGTCGTGGGTCGTGAGAGTCATGTTTCCTCTTTTCTCGTCAGGCAACACGGCGATGTGCTCCGCGACGATTGTTTCTGATGGGCTTCACAACCTGTAGGGCGATTGTGGATTCGGTGAGTTGCGCTGTTCTTAGGCGTTTCTGCATGGCGAGGACCTGGGATTCCTGCCACTCTTTCTCTCGCTCTTCTTTCCGCTCTGAGCGAATTTGCGAGATAATGTCAACCGTAAGAGTTGCCAGTATCACTAAGGCTGACGTACCAAAGATAAAGAGGATGGCGAACATCATTCGTCACCATCCTCCGGCGGGGCGCTACCTTCACCGTATACGTGCCCAACGAGAAGGCTTAACATAAGGATCAGAGTAGCGCCCACCAGGAGAGAGGTTGTGTTCATTACTCGTCGAGGCCTTCGCCAGGATCCTGACCGCTGCTGTCCTCCGCGTACTTTACCTCCAGCGGGTCCTCGTTGATCGTGACGAACATCGTCTTGAGGTAGGCCTTGATGCCGCTCTTGCCGTTCACGGACCAGGAGTAGGGACGGATGACGAGGTCCACGATCTGAATGTCGGCCCAGTCGACCAGGTCGCACGTGTCCTGATCCAGAACAGTACGCTTATGGGTCTGAGAGCCGATCAGAACGATGCGCGGAGTGCTGCGGCCCTTGTACCCAACGGTGATCTGAAGATGGTTGAACGGGTCCTCACCCTCCTCACGAGGGGGCTTGCGCTTGACGTTCCAGCCATCACTCTCCATGAGATCGGCGAGCTCGTCATCGAGAACCACCGAGAAGTTCCGGTCACCCGCCTGGTTATATGGCCCTTCCAGCCCCGCGAAGTTGCGGAAGACGATCCGGGCATTCTCCATAGTTACGGTCCCGTTAGGGTTGGTCTTCGTCTGCACTGCCACTCTCCTTACTTTCTTCTATCATCTGTGCAAGAACCCGTATGTTTCCGTTCAGGACTTCTTGCGAGCGATTGAGTTGCTTTACTACCCTGCTAAGACCGTTGACCGCTCGGGTCAGATCCCTCAGGTCCTTCCCTTCGGCCATACCACACCTCCCGGTATAAGTTCTTGTAGAGATGGTGAGACTTCTGAGCATCCTTCATCGCGTAGATCAGGTGGAGGGTGGGCGAGAAGAACATGGACGGATACTTCGGTCGGTACCCCCTGCGGTAGAGCCAGCGGCGTATGTACTTCACGTCAGTCCGTCTTCAAGTTCTTGAGGATCTTTTCGACGTCGATCTCCTCATCCGGGATGGTGATGTTATCCATCTTCTTGTACGGATCGAGGTAGGTCACCTTGTTTCGTGAGTCGTAGGTGACCTCGTAGTACATGCTGTCCGCGCGAGTAGTGGAGACGAGGGCCTTCCAGTTCCCAAGGATGTAGGTGAACCAGACCACGTAGACCGTGAACTTTTCGCCTCGGTGCTTCTTGTTGACGTAGTCGAGAACGATCTTCTTGGCCTTCTCGACGTTGTCGTCATTCGTGCCGATGATCATCCCGTGAACCTCGATCTCCTTCTTGCACGGAAGACAGAGAGCCGGACCACCACAGATCGGAACTGGTCCGAGCTCCTTTATGGTCAGCTTGTCGGTACCCGGGATGTGGAAGCCATGAGCGGTGTACGCCATTGTTCCCCCTCTATCGACGCATTGACGCGTCGGCGTAGATCTTATTGATGAGAACCTCTATGACCTTCCTGCTCGGCAGATTGGCTGTCTTCGTGAGCTCGTTGAGGATGAAGACCAGCGTTCTCTCCTGGTCGGTCATCGTCGACTTGTCGTAGTTGGTCGGGCAGCAGTTACACCCGTCGGCCAAGGCCTTTACCTCGCAGATGGACGAGTCTCCATCGGTACCGCAGTGATTCGCAACCATCATGCTGTGGGTCGAACACACCACGCGATAGTCGCCGAACTCCGGGGAGTCCACGATTTCGCAGTCCTTGAGAAGCATGCTCCTACTTCCGGTAGTGCGGACGGATCTCCGGCTTCTTCATACCGTACCCTGCATCATTCAGACGGTCCTGCAGCTCCTCGGGGTACATGATGCTGCCTGACTGATACATGCACTCGTACACGATCTTGAGGATGTTCTCAGCGTCTTTCCCCGTGAACTCCTCGTCGTCGTGCTTCTTAGGTCCTTCGTCTACGACAGACTCTTCCTTCTTCTTTACCCAGTACTCCTCAACAGCATTCTCGCAGAGGTAGCAAAGCGAGACTCCCTTACACGGAAACTGCAGAGGAGATTCTTCAACCGGAAGCTTCTCGGTCCCCGGAATCCAGTGACCATGTGGCGTATACGCCATGGTTCCCTCCCCCGCCGAAGGGAGGGCAGGTGTTACCCCACCCTCCCGACGACTTACTTTTCGTGATGCTTCAGAGTGAGCGTGTACCTACCGGACGGAAGTTCCTGGATGTCGTAGTAGGTTCCAGGTTTCGGCTTAGGCAGAGCGATGAAGAACTCTTCCTTGATGTCGAGACCTACGAGTATTGCTTCGTTAGGACTGAGAGGTGGCGGTAACTTCGCCTTTCCTTCCTCCATGCCTCCCCCTAAGGCAAGTGGTAACCACGATTGAAGGCATCGTATACAGCTTGGCTAGGCCTCCCCCTTGTGAAGCTCTCTTGGTAGGCCTTCCACTCTTTACGAGCCTGCTTTTCTGCCTCCTTGTCACCAGCATCCTGAGCTTGTCGGATGCGTTCTCCGAACTTGAATGCCTTTAATGCAGATACCCCAGCGCTCACTTGCCGCCTGCCTTAGGTGTTTCCGAGAGTCGTTCCAGAAGAGTAGGTCCGTTCGGGTAAAGAATACACGGACGTACAACGAGCTCACCGTTCTCGACGACTACCTCCAGGGTAGCTTCACCGAGAACGGTGCGATTCCTCGCCTCGTCATACTCAGCTATCTGAACTCTCATGCTCCTCCTAATAGGGTGGGCGCTTCCAGTCGACGAACTCCAAGTAGTCGCCGAACTCCTCGATGGCCTTGATGGCTGCGCTGGACAACTTCTTGTAGTAATCGAAGTCGATGACGTAGCCGTCGTTGGGCTTACCGTGAACTTGCCCCACGTCGAAGAATGGTGCATCGATGTGGTTCAACTTCCGCACCATCTCGGCTTCAGCCCAGTAGTGGTTCTTCGTTCCCGTGACGGCATAGGACTTGTCATCCTTCACCCTCACGAGAAGGCCGCCGCCGCTCTCCTTGGTGACGGGGATGAACGATCCGGTACGACCGACGTGCTGAAGCTCCTCGCAGTCCTCGTGATCGAGGTACATGACCCCCTGCATCACCTGCTTGGTCTCGCACAGGTCTTCGAAGGTGATCCTCTCTCCGCTGAACAGCTCCTTGAAGACCCACGGGTGTTGGAACTGGGCACCCGTAGCGTCCCAAGTACCGACCTTCTTCTCCTTTGCTGCCCACTCGTATTTCGCGATGTAGACCGCATCGTTTACGAGACAGAACCTGTCGTAGGTGGCCTCGTGCTCGAAGTCGTAGCCGTACTTCTTTCCGTGCTCCTTCACGAACTCGATGATTTCCTGAGTGGCGTCGGGGATCTTGATCGAGTCGGTCTTGATGTGAACGACCCGGAATCCCTTATCCTGAACTGCCTTCTTCAGGTCGATCATGTACAGAGCACCGCGCTTGGCTACGATGTTGTCCTTGTTTCGGACATCCCTGAACGGGTTGTCGAACGATGCTGCTGTGTCACCATAAACCGAGTTGATGACTAGCTTCAGAGCCTGGGACAACGCCTCTGCGTCTTCTTCACCGGAGTAATCCCACGGAAGATACTTCTTCACTTCCTCGGGTCTGCCGTGCTTCAGAGCGAGACGAGCCTTCTTCAGATCCGAGAACTTCTCGGTGTACGGACCGAACAAGTCGAGAGCTTCGATCGACGAGGGATGCATGGACTCCACATCAAGAACCGCGACGTTGCTGTACATCCCCGGCTCGGCGTAAACGTAGCCGCCTTCGCCAGGTTCCTCATCGCGGTAGGAGCTCTTGCCGTAATCGTAGACGTACCCCGGGAATTCCTCGCTCAGATCGGTGTAGATGAACTTCTTCTGGGGGTTTCGATCGTTCCCGAAGATGATCTTAGCGGAGTGCTTCCTGTTTGTGTCGTTCACCGAGAGGCCGCTGAGGTCAGCAAGAATCTGGCGAGCCAGAAGATCCAACCGGCGATCCTCAAGGACCGCCTCGGTACCGCGAACGTCATTCTCGCAGTATTCCACCACCTTGGGAATGAGTTCATCCGGGACCGGCTGATCCCAAGGGATGTCCATCTCCATGTGGTTGATACCGAGATCGATCATCCACTTCTTCAGTCGCTTCTTGACGGAAGAGAACTCGTAGATGTCGGCGTACGAGAGGCCGAAAGCTGCACCGAACTTTGCGTTGCGGTCCTTCTCGACGATGATCTTCTGCGACAGCTTGAACAAGGCCGCGTTGTCGTAGCCCATGTATCGGGCCCACAGAATGTGGTTGTCGTAGTCCCTGTTGTTGAAGCCGACCAGTTTGAAGTGGAAGAGTCCCTCCACCTCCTGAGGAGTCGGGTTGATCATCTTCACGACAGTGTCGCTGCCCTGGTACTTCCAGCAGACGACAAAGAGGTTCGGATAGACCTCCAGATCGAAGATGACCAGACGCTCGTCCTGGGGCTCCGGCTCCTTTTCCTCAACACCTTCCTCGGACTTGAACTTCATCTTCTTGACGACCTTGAGGCACGTCAGAGCCTGGTTGGTGCTGTTGTTGGCGAACGCCATTATGGCCGGACGCATGTCCGTGACGTCATAGGCCATCCCCGATTCATAAGCATCGTCGAGGATCTTCTGAATGAAGTCGATCGACGGCTTGGTGCCCGGATGGATCTCCTTCCTCAGGTTGCGAGCGATCAGATCGCGCAGACCCTTTTCGCTCTTGAGTACGCTATCCTGAAGCACCTTTTTCTCCTTGAACGGGAGGCCGCTGCTTATGTCTGAAACGGGCACGTCGTTGCAGTAGGTGAGCATCCGCCGCAAGGACGAGTTCCCCGTGTACACCTTGATCTCAACACCCTCTGAATAGTTGGGTGAGAGCTCTGCGGGGTCTCCGCCGGTGTACGTGTAATGGAGATGGATTCCGCTTCCCGACTTGCTGACTTCCGCGTAGGTCGGTGGCCAGACGCTGGCGGCTTCGAGGTTTCTTTCGAGACTTTTCTTGCCATCCTTCCCCTTGAGATCGAAGTCGATGACGATGTGGTTTTCGGGAACCTTGACGAAGTGAAGTTTCGAAGTGTCGACATCTTCTAGTGTTGTGTCGACCACCTGTGACGGCTGAGGCTTTTGCATCTCGCCATCGATCATTCGCTCTTCGTCTGTCCAGTATTTGAGCGGGCTCCCCTTGACATTTGCATACTGCGCAGGCTGCGAGGAGAATGTCTGGTCGAAGACGGATTCGGTCTTGTCTACAACCAGAGAGAAACTGGGCGGAGTAGTCGGAGGAACCACCGGAGCCTTGAACTGCTTACCGGTGAAGCCTGAGAAATAACTCCTCATCTGGACCCCATCGACCATCATTCGGTCGTGGAAATCCTCGAAGTAGTTCCTTAGTTCCTCACGGAACTTGTATTGAGGGAGCTTGTACTCCAGTTCCGTTTCCGCCTTATATGCCTGCCATAGGGCATATGCCTGCTTCAGTGTGATACCGTCTTGACCCTTGAAGATGTCGAAGTGAGCTTCCACAAAGTTGTAGAAGACGTCGGTCTTCAGCATCATCCGAACGGGTTCGTAGTCGTTGTAGTAGCTCTTGCCTAGACTACGATAGACCTCAAGGCAGTGGTTCGCAATAGCCCCGAGTTCGAATTCTACTTGTTGCATCAGATAGTGGTACCGGTTGACCTCGTGCTTGTTACCCGTGGGGTTCACGTCGATCAATCGTCGGATGATACCTGACTTACCATCGGGGATCTTTACCGGCTTATTCGTGCCCATGAACAAGAACGCGTTGATCTTGCTCTCGTACGTGGTCTTGAACTTCTCGTTGATTCGCATCTCGTCGTGCGACACGACCGAGTGCAACGTGCTTCCGTCCTCAACCTTGGACAGGTCGCCGTCGTGTTGGATAGCCACGAGAGGATTCGACTTGAACGCCTCAAGACCGAACGTATTATTGTGGTTGCTGACCATCGCCTTCGCGTCGAACACGGCGTAGTAGCCGCTGAACAGCATTTGGATGATCTTGATGACGGTGGACTTACCTGTACCAGGGGGACCGTAGAACACCAAGAACTTCTCGATCTTCTTCGAGTCCCCTGAGATAACGGCCCCGATGGCCCACTCGATCTTCTGCCTCTCCTCGGGGGAGTACAAGACACTTACGAGTTCTTCGTAGGCCTTGCACTCCCCCTCTGAAAGTGCATACGAAAGTCGCCTGCTTGCGTAGTCAGACTTCTTGACTTCTGTATTGCTGAACGTCAGCTTTGAATCCAGGTCCTTGGAGTTGTCGCTGACATTCTTGGTGAACTTCTGGAACTGAGCCCACCCATTCGTACCGAAAGAGCTGAGGTGTTTCGCAATGCACGCGATACCGTCGGCCTTCATCTTGTCGACATAGTTGTCGATCTTTTGGTCTACAAGACGCTGTACGTCATACTCGTCCGTCGACCAAAGCCCCCTTTCCTCATCCCAGATTGCATAGAATGCTTTTCCTCGGACCATCAAGTCCTTGGAACGACCGACGACAAAGTCAGGGCGAACCTCTACAGGCTTCCCTTCCTTTGTTGGTTCCTTCACGGCAATGCGAACGAAATCCATTACCCTCCCTCCGGTACTAGCTCCGTTCCAGTACGTACTCGCTCATCTGGTACCAGAGCTCTACATCTCTTTGATCGTTGTTCGTTTCCTTGAGTGGGAAGAACCCTCCCTCGCCGTTTGCCTTGTACTTGCGGTGAATCACTCGATCGAGGATGTCGTCGACCTTCTTGACGGGAATCGGTCGATCATCGTTGTACTTCTTCAGATCGAGATTTTCCATGAGATGCCAGAACCAGTAGTGTTCGGTTCCTTCGGCGTCGAACGCGATCTTCCTTCCCATCGCGATCATGAGTTCCAGCATCGAACAGCCGATCGTCATCCATTCGCGCTCGGCAGCCTCATACGCTTGGTAAGAGCCTGTCTGCTCGATGAACTCCGGTCGTAGCGCCTTTCCGTCTTCCCTACGGTTGTCGTCGTGCGGGACGAACCAGAGGAACTCTTTGGTGAAGAGAAGCCTCAGGATGCCCCAGTACGTAAGAGACGGATCTTCTGTGTTGGGATCAGCCACCTGACCGTACAGCCATATGAAATATGCCTCGTCAAGTGGCTGGGCCGGAGACTCACTCATCGTCCTCCTCGCCGAGAATCTCTACTCGGTAGCTCTTCCCTTCGGCTCGGTTGATCTCGAAGTCCATCTTGAACTGGGGGCACCGAACGTGAAGCAGATTCCTCAAACCCGACACAAGACCGAACTTGCTCAGGTTCTCAGTACCGATCACCTGCTTGATACGAGCCGGAGTGACGACCATCTCGGCGTAGTCGGTGAACACGTTGTCCACCGGGTAGAACGTCAGAACGACGTGCTCATACCCCTCGCTCTTCGACTCCAGGAAGGTATCGCGATCGATGACGTGAGGGGGCTGGTAGTTCTTCAGAGAAGTCGTCTCTGACAGGACCTCCTTCGCCTTCTCCTCTATGTCTTCGGCAGTACGAGGAAGTTCCAGCTCCTTCTCTACCTCTTCCTCATCGGTGAGAGCCGGAGGAGTCTCGGGGATCACCTTCTTTCCCCTACGCTTTGATGCGACGATCTCCTTCTCCTGCTCCAGAGAAGACTTCCCGACGCTGATGCCCGCGTAGTTGGTCAGAGCCTCGGTTGCGGCCTCGATGTACTCTGACTCACTCTCTTCCTCAGCGGCTTCCTTCTCCTCCAGTTCGTTCTCGGAAGGAAGGCCAGACATCTCTCGATAGAGACTGAGCTGACGCTCCCGGATCTCTTCGTCGTCAGGGTCCTCGAACTTCTCCACGTAGAGGTTCTTGTAGAACTCCCGAGCCGAAGCGATTTCCTTGATGGCCATCTGCTCGTACTGAGCGCCGAGAGACCTCTTGGTGAGGATGTGACCCAACGCCACCCCCATGACCCAAGAGAAAGCTACGCAGATTGTTGCATGCTTCTCGTTGATCATCCTGCTCATTTCTCCCCCTCAGATCAAGTCGTAGATGACTCCGTCGACATTGAAGTCGAGGACCACGGAACGCTCGTCGCCGTTCACGAATCGCTTCTCGTCGTACGAACCACCCTCACGGAAGATCCCGAAGTCGACGAACCCATCACTCTTCGGACCGTTCTTCACCCAGCCGACGAGCTGACCTTCAGAAGTCCGCTCCATGCCGAGCATGTCGTAGACCTCGTTCAGGAACAGGTGTCCCTTGGCGGTCAGCAGGTTGCACGCGTAGTTCTGCTGAGCCTGAAGGAACATCTGGTTGAAGTGTGGCTGACGCTGCCAGTTGGTGCTGTTGACCTCGTCGAAGATCCGAGCGTAGATCGAGAGACCCGAACTGTTGTTGCCGAAAGCGGCAGGGTCGGCTCCCTTGACCGTCTTGACTGACACGCCCTCGTCAGTGTCGACAGCGATCTCTCGCTCGATGGATCCGAACCGGAACTCGGTATCCTTGTCCAGGCCCAACTCGTTGATGACCCGAGCGCGGTACTCGTTGAACCCCTTGTCGAGGGCCGTGTAGGCGGCAGTCAGGCCCACGTTCCTGCGAGACAGGATGACGTGAGAACCGGTCAGGCAACCGATGGAGACGACGCCCACCACAATGGCGGGACCGTACAGCTTGGCGACATCGATTGCCGCCTTGGTACGGATGAGGAGCTTGTCCTTCTTCTGGTCTTCCTCGGTGTATTCGACGGTCCCGGCCTTGGCGACAGCGTCGGCGTGCTTGATCTGCTCGTTGTCGTCCTCGGCCTTCTTGAGAACGTCCTCCAGCTTCAGGGTGGCGCGAGTCGCGAGAACGACGGTGGTGACGATTCCAGCGACACCAGTACCGAACAGCAGCTTGGGTGAGTGCTTCTGCGTCACCAGGATCTGGCGTGCGAGCTTTCTCGTCGCTGCGTTGGACAGAGTCTTGAAGTTCACTTCTTGTTCTCCTTAGACAGCTTGTCGCTGTACTCGTTCAGACGCGACGCTACGGCGTCGATGGCTTCGGTTAGCATGGCGCGGCTGTTGGGCGTGAGGTCTATAGTTTGCCGCCCAATGACGATACCGACAACAACGCCGATGAGGAATTTCACTAAAGCTTCCCCTGTTGTTTCAGCCGGAGGAATATAGCGGTGACTTGGTTCTCTGGCATCCTGTCAACTTTGGATGCCCAGCTTTTGCTGTGGGGGTATGCTTGCTTAACCAGCTCCTTCTCCTGTTGGCGTGTCATGGTGGGGGATCGCCGTCAGTTGAGTTCTACGGGCTTGGGCAGATCGAGCAGATATCCGTTGGTTCCGCCTCGGAGTGCTCGGACGTCGGATCCACGCAGATCGACCCAACCCCACTTGTCGTCGACATGGGTTGCATCGATCCCTACGATGTCGTAGAGATCCGCCACAGAGACGTGCTCGTACTTCTCCAGAATGTCGAACATCGCGTCGAGAGTTTCCTTGGCCTCGTGGCGAGTCTCAAGTATGATCTCTTCGAAGTTGTGATTTCGTCGTGCATGTCGGCTCAGGGGACGAGACTCATCACGGCGATTGTTCGTGTTTGACGGGGACGCGTAGCGGTTGTAGGGAACGTATCCGTTGTTTCCCGACGGACGAGAACGACGGGCGGTTCTGGACTCCCCGTACATCTTACGGTCGATAGCTTCCTTGACCGCATCGGCGACCATGTCCTTAACGCTCGGAAGCAGGACCTCGGTCACGACGTACACGACGACGCTCTTGCTGTCCGACCCGAAGAACATCTCGGTGAAGCGCGAACCGAGAGGCTTCTTTCGGCGCTGAACTTCTCCCTGCACGACCCGAAGGTTCTTTTCGCGCTTCGGCTTGGCCTCTTCTTCCGGTCGTTCTTTAGATACGTGGCTGTTACTGGGCAGATTCTCCACGGTTACCTCGATTTTTGAAAAACTAAAAGGCCTTGTAGTAAGGCCTAATAGTTCGGGATTGTACGGTGGGTCACCGCTTGGACTGAATGAGCTTCTTCAGCTTTTCGGCAGCTTCGTCGATCTTAGCGTCGGTATAATCCTTGGTCGCATCGCGAGCCATCGAACCGAACACGAGCGAAGCCGAGGTAACTGCTACTTTATTGTGCAGCTTCTCCTCGGGTTCGATGTTGTTTTCGATGGTCGACTTTACGATTCGGGTTACACCCGCTCCGACGACGAAACCAACGACCTGCTTCAGAATATCGATCTTGGTCATTGGGGTACCTTTCGTAGGGGTCTCATTATAGGCCTTGTTTTGATCGCGAAGGCGTCTGGGGCGCATGTCTTTCCCCGGCAGGGGGTTGAGAGGGACTTCGGCTGTCGTTTAAAATCAGCATCCGGAATAAGACCAGGGTTGGGTGAGACCCCCGGTTCCCGGTCTTTGCTGATTCCCCAGGATTCATTCAGTTGTTAGGCGACGCCCTTTCGCTGGAAAGCGACCATGAGCATCTGCTTGTCCATCTTCGTCGGGTCGGTTCCCGCAACAGCACGGAACTCACTGTCCGACATCGCGAGAAGCTGCTCGTGGGTGTACTCCCCATTCAGCTCGGCCTCTGCCTTCTCAGCGAGCTCCTTGGGCATGATGCCCTTGAAGAACTCGACGGCCTTATTGGAGTCGGTCATGAGCTCCATGAACAGAGTCGAGAAGGCGTCACTCTGCATGAAGTCATCACGAGTCTCGTCATCCTTGATGAAGCGGCGACCGTTCGGAGAACGACGACCTACGCTAAGGGAAATGAGCTCCCTGAACGTCTTGATGATCGCGCCCTTGTCGCCGTCTTCGAGTACTCGCATGAGGTAGGAAGAGAGACCCCCGCCCTCGTAGCCCAGCTCCAGCTCCGCGGCCTCCGCCGTTGAGAGCTTGAAGCAAAATTCGTCCTCGACCCTGTTTCCGTCGAGATCCTCGTATGCTATGACCTTGGTGATCATGTGATCTGTCCTCTTTCTTGTCTGATGTGTGGTGGGCGGCAGGTGGAGCTAAGGTAATCCGGTACTCCGTTGGTTCTGACGTAATTGGTCCCGAGCCTGCTCTTACAGCGGATTCTGCCCAGTGAACACGATCAGGCAGCAGGGGTCTCCTCGACCTCGTCCGCACTCTGCTTCATCGTGGCGTACCGTACCCTGGCGACCTCGAACAGGCCGCACATCGCCGCGGTGTACACCATCGCCAGCAGGGTCTTCTTGTTCTCCTTGACGAGGCTCGTCGTCTTCTCCAGCAGCGAACGGTTGTCGGTCTCGCCGGTCAGCTCGACCACGACGCCGTCGCCTTGCTCGTCCTTGCCCTGGGCGGGGATGGTCTCAGCGGTCTTCTTGGTGGCAGTGCTCTTGGAGGCGGTCACTTTGGAACCTTCCGAATATAGTTGGTTTGTTGCTCGGGTTTCAGAGGTAGGACTTGTAGAAACGCCTGACGGGAAGCACGTTGAAGTCCAGGGCGATGCAGGGTCGATTGTCGTCGGACAGAGTGGCCGAATACCTGACGTCGATCAGATCATCGGAGTTCCATCCGATTTCATCCGACTCGGTGGTCTTGGGCAGACCGATCTTCTCGTAGAACTCCGTCAGAGACACATATCCATCATGAATGAGGGCTTCGTTCGTGTCGTTCACAGCTCTACGAAGACTTTCCATGTCGCTCATGAAGTAGCGCATGGTGTAGAGATCACAGCAGAGGACATCACCGGTCGTAATGACGACTTCGCGGTTGCTGAGCGGGTTCCGATCGATCTTGTCCTGCGCAATCTCGTCGCGTACTGCTTCTTCCTTCTTCTCTCCGAAATTCTTGATGACCTTTTCCTTGTATTCGGCAAAGGCCTTCTCAGAGATGGTATAGGCCGAAGCCAGTGCTGCAGAACGGCGAGTGCTGATGTGGTTCGCAGCGAGGATGCATACGACCGTCATGACGCCGGTTCCGACAGCAGGGACGAAGAGCTTCCAGGTGAGCTCGACCTTTTCCTGAGTGGTGACGCCCGGGTCATCCTCGTCGAAAGGGTCGTGACTGTATTTTGCCTGACTGAGAACCTCGGCCGCCTTGAACGAAGCCTTCCCCGTGAGGTACGCAGTCATGATCGTACCGGTGACACCGATTGCCGTGAGGATCGCCGGAGAATTGTCGTTGGCGAGCTTCCCGGCATGCTTGGCGAGTATACCGAGCTTCATGCCTTCTCCTTTTTCATCTTTTTCTTCACAGCAGCCCCCTGCCGTTGGTCGAAAAACAAAAACCAAAAGACCGTGTTAGGGTCTTCTGGCTTTTGGATCCGATGATTGGATCTATGTTACTTCTGGGCCTTCTCGTCGTCCGAGTTCTCCGAGCGGTTCTGGAGGAGGTTGATGGCGGCAGCAACCACGATCGTACCGGCGACTGCGAATGCAGCACGCTTGGCGAACGTGATCCCGAGGGCCTTCAGCTCTTCCTTCTTCTCGTCGGTGAGCTCGATCTTGGCGGAGGTTTCCTTGGCGGACATAATGATTCCTTTCATAGGG